TAAAGAATCATTTAAATCAGATGATGAAGTAGGATTTTTCTTTGAATCAGTTAAACAAATTCAAAGTATTTTAAATCAATTTAATATTAAAAATTTATGAGTGAAGTGATAGCGGTGGTTAAACCTAAAACAAGTGGAATGTATTTCACTCAAGAAACAGAAAATGCAATTATTGAATATAATAATACTTTAGATTTTGAAGTAAGAAGTAGAATTTATAGTGATCGTATCCATTACGCTTTCTTTAAATTAACAGAAAATATTATTCATACTTTTAAATTTTATTATACTGAAGTAGATAATATATCTGATTTACAACATGAAGTAATTTCATTTTTACTCTCTAAAATCCACTTATTCAACCCAGAAAAAGGAGCTAAAGCATATTCATATTTTGGAACTATTGCTAAACGTTATTTGATTATTTCTAATACTAAAAATTATAAAAAACGAGTAGATAAAGCCCCCGTTGAGGAATTAGAATCAGATGAAAGACATAGTTACAATATTGATGATACTCCTATAAATCAAAAGTTAAATGCATTTATGGATCAATATGTTGATTACTGTACTAAAAATATTCACACATTATTCCCTAAGGATGGAGATGCTAAAATAGCAGATGCAATTTTAGAATTATTCCGTAAAAGAGAGAGTATAGAAATATTTAATAAGAAAGCATTATATATCTATATTCGAGAAATAATTGATGCTAAAACACCTAAAATCACTAAAATAGCAAATAAACTTTACGATATATTTAAAGAATATTATTATTTTTATTTAGAAAACGGTTATACAAATTTTCCATAATCATATTTATAGATAAATAAATATCATGAATGGTTTAGATAATGTAGTATTTGGTGGTAAGAAATTTTCCGATATTTTAGAAGAGATATATAATAATCAAAAGAAGAAAGATAAACAAATCTCTGCCCTTATATCAGAATTAAAACCACTAGTAAATGAGATAGGAGATGCTACTTTAATTGTTCCTTTAATTAAAGAATACTTAGAAATAAGTGTTAAAAATGATGAGCAATTAATTAAGATGGCTACTATTATTCAACGTATTATGAATAATAATGGAACTGCCGAAGGCAGTTTTGGTATTTCTGAAGAAGAAAAAGCCCAATTGCTTGCTGAAATAGATAAGTTTAAAGAAGGAGGTGAGTAATGAGTGTAGATATTAGATTTGGTTTTGGTAATAGTATTAAATATAATGCTCCTAGATTAGATGTAAAATCAACAACATCATCTGATAAAATTTTTTCTAGTAGAGTTAGAGATATTATATTAAATGATACTCATATTAAATTTAATGAATTTGGAGGATGGAATGGAATAGGAACAATTTTTATTGAACCTGTATTTCAACCAAATAAAAAAGAAGATATACCTCTCATCCCAGCTTACCCTGCTTTTCCAAATATTAAACAGTACCCACTAATAAATGAATTAGTTCCTATTATATATTTAGCAGATCCTAATGTAACTGAAAATACATCTGCTGTAGCAGCTTATTATTTACCCCCTATAAACATTTGGAATAGCCAAGTACATAATGCTGTACCATCAGCTGATGTCACTCCTGAATTAGAGAATAAAGAATATCCATTAGTAGAAGCAGGATCTGTTAGAAGAATAACTGACCAAGATACTGATATAGAATTAGGGTTCACTTTTAATGAAAATAATGTTTTAAATAATCGTCCTCTCCTCCCTTATGAGGGAGATATAATTTATGAAGGACGTTTTAGCAATTCTATTAGATTTGGATCAACAGTTCGTGATATAGATTATCCTAATAATTGGTCTAGAACAGGAAGAGATGGATCACCTATCACTATTATAAGAAATGGACAAGGTGATAGATCTAGAAATATACAAGAAACAACAGATTCTTGGGTACCTACTCTAGAAAATATTAATACAGATAAATCATCTATATATCTAACAGCTAACCAACAAATACCATTAGTTTTAAATAGTAATATCCCTGATTCATATGGTAAAAATTTAAATCAAGTTCCTAATGTTCAATCATATTTAGGAGATCAAATTCTACTTAACTCAGGACAATTAGTTTTCAATTCTAAAAAAGATGATATTATCTTAAGTTCTAATAAATCAATACACCTATCAGCGAACACAACTCTTAATTTTGATTCCCCCCAACAAATTACTTTAGCTGCTCCTAAAATATATCTTGGATCATCATTTGGTGATGAAGGTATACAATTACAATCAGCAGTATTAGGAGAAGAATTAAATCAAGCTCTTTTAACCTTTACTCAAGCTATAGAAGCTGCCTCAGAAGGAATGATATATGCTGTGGCTATCACTGGTCCTATATCTTCAGTCCAATCTGCTGGTCATTTATTAAAATCTGCTTGTACTAATTTTAAAAAGACTCTTAATAGTAAGAGTATTCTTTCTAATCAGGTTTTTGTTAATAAAGGAAAATAAAAAATAAATAAAATCATGGCTAATTTATCTGCATTAACATCATTAAAAGATCTTATAGCTTCTGTTGAAAGTATCAGTGTTGATAAAGCAGGTGATGGTTATAATGTATATAATTATGGTTTAAGTGGGGGCAAAATTTCATCAACACCACCTATAACATCATTAACTATAAAAGAAGTTCAAGACTCTCAATTTTATATAAAACTTATTGATGGAAAAAGATTATTTGCTATTGGTAGATATCAACTTGTTCCTGATACTCTTAAATCTGCTGTTAAGGCTTTAAAACTTAATTCAAATCAAAAATTAGATAAAGAGACTCAATCTAAATTAGGTGATTGGTTAGTATTAGAAAAACGATCAAATGTTGGTAGATATATTAAAGGTTTAAATGGAGGATCTAAAAAAGATTTAGAAGATGCTGTTCAAGGTTTAAGTAATGAATTTGCTTCATTTCCTTGTATAACATTAAATGGTACTACTTATGGAAATGTTGAAGCCGGAACAGGTAATAGAGGTTATTATTCTGGTCAAGGTTCTAACCCAGAAAAGACTAAAATAACAGTAAAAGATGTTGTTTTATCTTTAATAAAAACTAGAGTAGAATACTCAGGCAAATCTCCATCATATTCTCCATCATATTATAATGGTTCTAAAAAAACATCATCGCCTTCACAGACAAAAATATCAGGTAAAGTGACAGATGAAAAAGGTAATCCCATATCTGGAGTAGAAGTTAAAACTAGTCCACCTAAACCAATAATATTAAGTCAACCTATTAAAAACCCAGATACCGGAAAATTTGAAGTTAAAGATCAAGATGGAAATATTATAGCAGATTCAACAGATAAAGAGATAGCTAGGAAACAAGCCTCAGATATTGTTCTTAATAAAAATAATCAACAATCAGTTAATAATCCTCAACCACCAACTACCACCACCTCAACAACACAAGGATATCCTGATACTCCTTTTAAAACATCAGCTGAAAGTGATGATTTTAGAAGATGGTTATTAGATAAATATCCTAATTATGGTACTAGAACAGATAAATATAAAATTGACCCTCCACCTCAACCTAATTATATAAATACAGATGCTTTAAAAAAAGCATGGAGTGAAAAAGGTACAGAGTACAATATAATAAATCTTAAGTTTGATAGTTCAAAAGAAATGGACCCTTCAGGAGTTGAAGAACCGGTGACTGTTGTAACTGATAAAGATGGAAATTGGGAAATAATGGCTCCTTCTACTTTTGATCCTAAAAATTCAACTATAACTTTTTCAAAAGAAGGACATGAAATTAGAGAAGTAACTAATATACAACAGACTGGAGGAGATATAACTGGTGAAGAAGGTAAACAATATGCTTTACCTCGCATTACAGTATCAAAAACACCAGATATAACTGGAGCAGCTACTAATAAACTTAATCAAGAAATTTTAACAGAAGAAACCAAATTAATTAAACAACAAGGTAATTCTGAATTATCAGCCCAAGAAAGAATAGCTAATTCAGCTAATAATAAAAAAGAAGAACTTAAAAAAACAGCTATTCCTTTTATAATTAAATTATTAGCTCCTTTTGGGGCTGTAGCTTTACAAGCTATAATATCTAAAATACCTTTAGATAAAATAAAAGATCAAATATCTTGCCCTAATCAAGCTAAATTATTAGAATTAATTAATAAAAGAAATAAATTAGTTAAACAAATAAATAACGCTTATAAAACTATTAATACTTTATCTAAAGCATTATCTATAACTAGTACAGCTATAACAGCAATACAAGCAGGTATAGCAGCTATAGAGGTCCTCCCATACCCAGCTATAGGTGTTCCTCCTATTGGTTTACCTCCATTAACATCAGGTATCATAGAAGTAACAGGTAGTGGTAAAGATAAATTAAAAGAAGCTTTAAAAAAAGCAAATGTTGTTATAAGTATTGTCACATTAGCTTTAGCTGCTTTTGGGGCAATATTAGGTATAATATTAAGACTTTTAAATAATTTAGATGCTTTAATACAACAATGTTCTCAAGAACAAGATGTACCTTTTGAAGCAATTAATACTGAATTAAATGTTTTTGTTAACCAATCAACTGGAGTAAGTAATAGCACTGTAATTGCTGATGATAGTGCTTATAAAGGATTTACTCTAGAAATAAAACTTGATGAAACTAACTCCAATAAATACCCTCGTCGTTTCGCTCAAGCATTAACTAAAACTGGAGTACCTGTATTAAAAACAGACTCATCATTTGCCTCAGATCCACAAGTATTACTTGATCAACTAAAATTCATTATAGATTCAAACCCTCAGTTAACAGCTGAATAACCAAATATTTATGACTATGAAAACAGATATGTTAAAAAAGTTAATTAAAGAAGCAGTTCGTGAAGCAATTCAAGAAGAAATTAAAGATATACTTCTTGAAGCAGTACGTTCTCCTAAAATGGTAGTTAATGAAAATGCTAATCCTATTCCTTACACTACAAAACAATCAACCATCAACCCAGATATTAAACGTAATTTACGCAGTATGATTGGAGGTGAATTTGATGCTACTATAACAGCTAATTCATTCCATGCTCAACCTGCCTATACTCCTCCTCCTGTTAGTACAACAGGTGAAGGTTCAAGCCTCCCAGGCGGAGAAGTAAGTTTAGATCAAATAATGGGATTAATGACTAAATAATGGCAATTAGATTACCAAATCAACATCCTTTAGATATCAATAAGCGAGTAGCTGTTGGGGTATCTATTCCTTTTAATGGTAAAGGTACAACATTTGATAATCGCATATATACTGCTTCCGCTGGTAGTACATCATTTCCTCCTAATACTGCTAATCAATCTCCAACTTTTTCAACAGGTAATTCTGTATTTAATTCTACTTATACTACTGTAGATCAAATTAAATCAAATATAATTAATTATGTTTTAACAAATAAAGGAGAACGAGTATTAAACCCTAATTTTGGATCAAATTTAAGAAAATTTATATTTGAAAATATAACTGAATCAAATTTAAGAGCTTTAGAGATAAAACTCACTAATGATATTAAAAATAATTTCCCTAGTGTAAATGTCTCATCTATAACACTCACACCAGCTTATGAAAGTAATGCTGTTCAGTTAGATATTGTTTATTCAATTTATGGTAGTGGAGCTCAAAATATAAAAATAATATTCTAAACATGGCTACTGAAAATAGAGACATAAAATATACAAATAAAGATTTTGGTGATTTAAAGAATGCTCTTGTTGAGTATACTAAAACATATTTTCCCTCAACATATAATGACTTCTCACCCTCATCTCCAGGTATGTTATTTTTGGAGATGTCAGCGTATGTTGGTGATGTTTTATCATTTTATCTTGATAATCAAATTCAAGAAAATTTTATACAATATGCTAGACAACAAAATAATCTTTATACTCTAGCATACATGTTAGGTTATAGACCTAAAGTGACAGGTGTAGCCATAGTTGATGTTGATGTATACCAACAAATTCCATCTATATCAACCCCTAATGGATATGCTCCTGATTATAGGTATGCTGTTTTTATTAACAATAATACAGTTTTAAAATCAAGCCTAACAGGAACCACAAACTTCATAATTCAAGACACAATTGATTTCGCTGTTTCAAGCTCTTCAGATCCTACTCAAGTTAATATCCTAACCATAGATACAATTACAAATCAACCAGAATTTTATCTTCTTAAAAAAACTCGTAAAGCAATATCTGCTAATATCAAAACTACTACAATCACTTTTAATGAACCTCAACGTTTTCAAACAATAGAAATAAATGATGCTGATATAGTAGGAATATTAGATGTATTAGATAATAGTGGTAATAAGGGTAATAAATGGTATGAAGTACCATACTTAGCACAAGAAATGGTTTATGATAATATCAAAAATACCACTACAGATGCTAATGAAACTCCATATTTATTACAATTACTTAAAGCACCTAAACGATTTGTAACTCGTTTTACTTCACCTACTACATTACAAATTCAATTTGGAGCCGGTACTACAACAGCTAATACAGAAGAATTAATTATTCCTAATCCTACTAATGTAGGAAATAGTTTAGACCCAGTAGATAATAATCTTTACACAGCTTATGATCCTGCTAATTTTCTATATACTAGTACTTATGGTATAGCACCTACAAAAACAACTTTAACAATTCGGTATTTAACAGGGGGAGGTGTAGCTGCTAATATCCCTGCTAACGCTTTTAATGGTATATCTAATATAGATAATATAAGTGTTCCTACTCCTGGAGTTAATAAAACCTTAGCTAATGATATTATTAAATCTGTAACAGCTCAAAACCCAACTGCCGCTTCTGGTGGATCAGATGGTGATACAACAGAAGAAATAAAACAAAATTCTTTAGCAGCTTTTGGTGCTCAATTAAGAACTGTAACTCAAGATGATTACTTAGTTAGAGCTTTAAGTTTACCATCACAATATGGTTCTATAGCTAAAATATATGCAGAACCAGAAAAAATAGAAAATCTACTCCCAGGTGAATCATTATCATCTACTAATTTATATGTTTTAGCTTATGATAATAATAAAAAATTAAAAAATGCTTCAACTAGTTTAAAACAAAATTTAAAAACATATTTATCACAATATAGAATAGTTAATGACTCTGTTAAAATTAGAGATGGTTTTGTTATTAATATTGGAGTAGATTTTGATATTATAGTTTTACCTAATTATAATAATAATGATATTTTATTTAAATGTATTTCATCTGTTAAAGATTATTTTAATATTGATAATTGGCAAATGAATGAACCAATTATATTAAAAGATATCTATGTTATGCTTGATAGGATAGATGGGGTTCAAACAGTTAAAAATGTTAGTATAACTAATAAATGCGGTTCTAATTATTCAATTTATGCTTATGATGTTATTGGGGCTAATAGAGATAATGTTATTTATCCCTCTGTAGACCCAATGATTTTTGAAGTTAAATATCCTGATTCTGATATTAAAGGACGTATTGTATCTTTGTAATTTTTATATTTATAATAAAAAATGGCTGTTTATAAGATTTTTCCTACTAAAGATGCTACTGTATACTCATTATATCCTAGTCGAAACACTGGATTAGATGAAATTATAGAAACATCAACAACAATTGTTAATGCTTCTGCTTTACCTCAAACTAGTAGATTTTTAGTACAATTTTCTAACACTGAAATAAATGATATCATCACTAATAAAATTAGTGGATCAAATTGGAAAGCGTATTTTAGAGGATTTTTAGCTGAATTAGAAGGCTTAAACTTAGATACCCAGCTTGAATTCTACCCAGTTTTTGGTTCATGGAATATGGGTACAGGAAAGTATAATTATTCTCCTGAAATTCAAAATGGTGTTAGTTGGGGTTGGAGATCTTATTCTGGTAGTAATGCTTGGATAACTAGTGGATATCCTGCTGGTGTGACCGCCTCATATAGTGGTACTTTAGGTGGAGGTAATTGGTATTATACTTCTTCAAATACTAGTGTTTTACCAATATTTTCAACTCAAAGTTTTGCTTATACAGAAACAGGTGATATTAATACTAATATCACTAATATGGTTAAAGCATGGTATAGTGGTTCTATAGTTAATAATGGTTTAATAGC